TACAGGAGATCCAGAAACTGCTCGGACATAGCAATATCAACACTACGCTTGAATATGTCTGTACAGACAACGAGGGAGTGAAAGCTTCCTATAGAAAATATATCGCATAAGGAGTGATGACCTATCAAATACATTGTCACAGAAATCCAGACATTCGACACAGGTGCCATCTCCACACCATCATACGCATATGATGACCGGCTGAGTGCGGAGGCAAAATATCACGCTATCCTTTCCGGAGCAGCTGTCAGCAAACTGCCCGCACACGCTTGCATGTTGATGACGAGCGAGGGAAGACCGCTGATGAATCAGTGCTATACGCATAAAGTGGAGCCGGAGCAGGAGACAACTGAATAAGTCAGTTACAATTTGTAACCAACTCAATAAAATAGAGGCTTATCCTTTTCTTCGGGTAAGCCTCTATTTAGAGTAGTTCTAAGTGCATATAAGAAGATGGTTACATTTACTTAGAACTCCTATATGACTCTAAAAAATAGACAGTAATATTCCTGTCCTTGTCAAACACTATCTTGTCTATCAATGCTCTCCAAAATATCTGCTTTTCAGTGTCCGTAAATGTCTTATATTGTTCTCCAATGTTTAACTTGATAAAATCTTCATAAGGCTTTGTATCGACCGTTCTGTGGGCTTGCAGAGTACTTATTTCGGCTAATGCAGATTCCTTATCGGCTTTGTATTCCTCAATGGTTATCAAGTCATTGATATATAGTTCTTTCAGCTTCTTTATTTTCTTTTCCAGGTAAGCGATCCTTGCGGAATTATCCGTCTCTTTTTCTTTCCGGACCGCATCTACTTTCATCTCAAGCAGTGGTTTTATGTTCTCTAACAGATATCGTTCCAATACGGATTGTCTCAGCTTCTTGGAATTACCGCAAGCAGGTGGAACTTGAGCATAATGCGATTTGCAGACATAGGATTTATGTGGCTGACAGCCTTTATGTGACCACTGAAGCTGCCCTGTCATTTTCTTTCCGCATTCTCCACAGACAACGAGACCGGAGAATATGTAGAAGTGCTTCTGCGAACTTCGGATGTTCTTTGCCATTTTTCTCTGTACGTCTTCAAACAGTGCTTCATCGATGATTGCCGGGCAGTAAGAATCATTACCTCGATGCTTTCCAATGTATCTTTCATTACGGAGCAATTCCTTTAATCCGAATATCGTTTTCGGGAAGATGCCGAGATGAGCAAAGTGTCTCAGTGTTTCGTGAAGGTTACTGTTCATGGCATAGAATTGAAATAACTCTCGAACATATTCTGCCTGATCATTCGGAACGAGATGTTTGTCTTTGATACTGTATCCGACAGGACTTTTTCCGGTCAAGACTTCGCCCTTCGTTATCTTGTAGGCTTGGACTTGTCTTATTCGCTGACCTGTGTTCTTTGCTTCGAACTGAGCAAAATTCACCATAGTGTTTATGATGAGTTCGCCTTGTGGCGTTGAACTGTCGTACATCGGTTCCCATATCGCAAGCCATTTACAGTTATGCTTGTCCATTATCTCCTGCATATTGAGGAAATTACGGAGACCTCTGTGGATTCGGTCAAGTTTGGTGATCAGGACAATGTCGATTATGTCCGATTGTATATCGGCAAGAAGACGCTGATATTCGTCTCGATCCGCTTTCGTTCCGCTGATACCGTCATCTATGTACTCATCATATATCACATATCCTTTATCATTCGCATATTTCTCAAGAGCGGCTTTCTGTGCCGGAATGCTGTCCCCTTCTTTCGCTTGGATAATTGATGATACCCTCATATAGAGTGCGGCTCTGATAATTGGCATTACATCACTCCTTCCGTAAGGTAAGCCAGTCTTTGTTCGGCTTCTCTCAGTTGGGTTTTGTATTTATCGTATTTGGCTTGAGCGTTTTTATCTTGAAAATCAATATTGAGAATGGAAGTATTGATCCTGGCAATCTGTCTGCGGAGACTTGCTATCTTCTGACGGTTATCCTTCTTCTGGAACTGCATGATTTTGGCATGGACGATTTTGATAGGAACGGTCGCAGATTTTGCGACAACTACTTCAGACTGATTGAAAGGCCAAGGACAGTTATGACGTTCCCCGAAATAATCTATCATAGCAAGCATATCATCCGTAGGAGCCATAGTACGGTCAAGAACAGCACTGTTTGCCGCTGTGACGGATATTTCGAATGTTTCCGATATCTTTTTGGCTGTGGTGATTTGACGAGCAAAGATTATTGATTTCGGAGCGAGAAGAGCAGCTGCAAACGTGTCAGCTACATCTTCTTTATCCGTCAACATAACGATATGTCCGACTTCGTGAGCAAGGGAGAATCTAATCCTGTTTTTTGACGGAACTTGGTCGTTATAACAGATGATTTTTGATTTTCGGATAACAAATGCATCACCGGATATCATTTTCATCTTACGAAGCTGTGTTTCGTCTGCGGCGGCTTCTCGATAAGTCAGTAGCCTATATCCAAGAGCAGTGACGATAGCTGAAACGTCAACAGGAAAAGATTTGATTCCGGCAAATTTATAGAGAGCCAATACTTCTTTTTCAAACATCGGTCTTTCCTCTCTTTCGCGCCACTAACTTGAGTTCCGGCTCGTTTTCATATTTCAACAGAGCCAAACGCTGTTCGAACGGTATCTGTTCAAGTATTTCTTTTGTCAGGGTGATGCCATGCTTGTTTTCATCAACACATCTGCTGTGTTCTTTTTCCAAAACGGTATCCACAATGTCCGTTCCATGCTCATCGAGTTCGCGGTATTTCTCAAGCATTTTCATTTCATCTCGGGTGACTTCAAAGCTATATAAAACTTTGGACGATCCGGCTGTTTTAAGCTGTTCGCCGATCTTATCTGCCAAATCTTGTTTAGAATTCCTGCAAGGATTATCGCCGTATCCCATCAGCCACGCTTCATTGACGTTTAATGCTCTTGCTAATATATACAGCTTGTTTTGATTCGGCATGGTTTTTCCCGAAACATATTGTGAAATATCCGGCCGACCCAAACGGATTCCATATTTTTCACAGTACGGCTTTGCTAATTCCAAAATATCTGCCTGCCGCAAGTTTCTCTCTTCCATTATTTTCTTTAATCGGATAGCAGTCGTTTCTCTTTCCATTTCGCCACCTCCTTCGGTTTACTTTTAATAAGGAAAGTATAGCATGCTTTGAACAAAAGTTCAAGGGAATAAATACAGAATGTTAAAAAATTTGAATTTGGTTATTGACATAACCAGTTGACAGTGTTATTATGAGGTTGTTAAAAACTTAGAACAAAAATTACAAGAGGAAAGGTGGTGAAGCGTTTGGAGAAATTGGAATTTGATTATTCTAAACTTCGAGGAAGAATTGTTGAGAAATTCGGCACACAAAGCAATTTTGCTGATGCAATGGAATGGTCTGAGCGTACAATGTCACTGAAAATGAGTGGCAAAGTGCCGTGGGGACAGCTGGATATTGTTAAAGCAACCGAATTGCTCGAGCTCGAATACGATGACATATCCAGATATTTTTTTACCCCGAGTGTTAAAAACTTTGAACACAAGGACGGTGAGGAGATGTGATCCCTGAATCTTTGCTAAGAGCATTACAGATGATATATGAAGGCCGCTATGGTGGCGAATGGGATGTTAGCAATATTAAACAGGAGGAAAACAAGTGAACGAAGTTGTCGAATATGAAAGCATTCAACTTCCGGACACGTTGGAAGACCTAACGCAATTTGTCCTTGTCGGAAAAGCGAAGCTGCAAGCGTATATGCTGAAACTTCAGACAGTCAACAAATTATCTGTTGCGCAGGAAATCAGAGATCAGACATTGAAAGAAGCGCAGGAAATCTCAACAGCACTGATTGCAGCAGAGCAGAGGATTGGGGAATTGCTTCTGGCGATACCAAAAGCGACCCCAAACAATAATCCAAATCACGAAAAGTCCGATGATGAACTTTTGGCGAAAACCAAATCAGAAACAATCAAGGAGATGGGTTACGGACGGGAGTACAAGGACTATCAACAGATGGCGAAGAATCCCGAGATCGTCCAAAAGGTCATCGATGAAGCGATTGCCAATGGCGAAGTAGTCACGAAAACGCAGGTTCTGAAAGAAATCAAAGCGGAGCGTGACAAGATAAAAGCCGAAATGACTGACTTGAAGGAAGAGCGTGATTATCTGCAAAGCCAAGTTGAGGAATTGCAGAACGCAGATCCAAAAGTAGTCACGAAGACTGTGGAAAAAATTCCTGCTGATTATGAGTCTTTGAAAAAGAAAGCCAAGGAAGCGGCTGCATGGAAAAAAGATTATGAGAACCAGCAGATTAAAACAGGGGAAAAGCAAAGAAAAATCCTTGAACTTCAAGATGAAATCAAACGGCTTCAAGAGCAAACAGTAAGAGAGCAAAGTAATAACGACATGGTAGCCAGTGCGATTATGTTTGCTACGCAATGCAAAAGTTTTATAGAAAGCGTTGGCGGATATGTTTTTCTTTCCGAGCATTTTATGGAACTTCCGGAAAGAGAACGAAAAGGCTATCAGATCGCAGCTCAAGCAGTTCACGACTGGGCGCAGGTGGTTTTGAACAATATAGAAAGGAGCACTCATGAATTATTGGAATGAAAGAGCAGTCGCTTTGAAGAACAGAGCGGAAAAAGGAGAACTTACAGGCGATGATTTGAATGAATTTGTATTAACCTTTTTCGGGATAAAAATCGAAACTGAAAATGATTTAGAAAAAATCAAAAAGCAAATCGGAACCACTATTACTACTGTGCGAGGTATAGAGGAAGAATATCCTCTACTGCCGACAGAAGCAGATGACCTCGCAATCGCAGTAAAACGTAAAGGTGTTGAGGTGATGGGTGGTAAAAAATCCAATGCATACAAAAACACGGATCTGCGTAAGAGAGTTTTTATGGATATCTACGGAGAAGTTAAACGCCAGTATGGATTGATCAGCGAGACCGGTAGACAACTTTCTTACAAGAAACTGAAAAGAAAATATTTTAAAGGCGCTTTAGTTGTAGTCGATACGTATGTCGCTCCAGTAACTTTACAAAATGATATTGATGCCGAAAACGAGCTTGAAGGAATGGACGATTGATTCTGTTAAGGGGATAAGGAAATGAATAAAAGGGAGAAAATCTATTTATTAGGCATCATCGGTATGTTCGCCGGTGGTTTCGCACTCGAAAATGCATTCCTGCTCGGTGTAAGCATATTCCTGATAAGCATGATCGTATGCGTAATCGTACTTGCCGTGAACGGTAAAGGCTTCGTAGAAGATGAAGGGGAAACGCGGAGCAGTATCTATGATAACGATGTTAAGGAAGTCTGGACAGGAAGAGAAAAGACGTTCTATGAATGGCGCACGAAATGCGATATGAAAAAGAACGCAAAAGAAGCAGCCGAACTGGAAATGAAAAGAGCCGCGACAAAATGAGGAGAATATCACGGCTCAGTACTCGAAAGGATATCTGTACAAGTGCAGTATAGCACAGAAAGGAAAATAAATGAAGTTATTTTTGAAGACCCTGGAGTTGGAAAACTTCAAGGGATGCAAACATACGCTGATTGATTTCAGTGATATCACTTCTATATGTGGCAGGAATGCTACAGGCAAATCTACGCTTTATGACGGATTCAACTGGATCTGCTTTGACAAGGATTCATCCGGCAGTCAGAAGTTTCTTATCCGGACCGTGGACGAAAACGGCGATCCCGTTCACAATCTTGAGATTATTGGCAGAGCCGTCATCGAATGGGATGGTGTTCCGTATGAACTGAAGAAGGTTCAGAAGGAGAAATGGACGAAGAAACGTGGCTCTGAAGTCAAGGAACTGACAGCCAATACCAATGAATTTTACATCAACGGATTTCCGAAAACCAAGAGAGAATATGAGGAGTTTATTGCTTCGATGATTAAGGAAGATGACTTCCGGCTGCTGACGGATTGTTACTTCTTCGCTTCAATGAAAGCCGATAAGAAGCGTGAGAAGCTGTTATCTCTTTGCGGAGATTACACTCCGGAAGACCTGCTGAACAGCGATCCCGAGCACTGGAAATTCATCCGTGATGATGTGCTTTTAGGTGGCATTGACGGTGCTATGGCAAAGGCTAAGAAGCAGTTATCTCGACTTAAAAAAGAACAGGAAGAGGTTCCGATCCGCATAGATGAAGCCAGTAAACAGCTTACGGATGTGCAGGATATCATGGCTCTGGAAGACCAAAAAGCCACTGTTCTCGCAAAGATTAAGGCAAAAGAAGAGATGATTTCTGTGGTAAAAAGCGAGGATGAATCGCAGAAAATCAAGCAGGAAATTGCCAAGACAGAGCAGGAATGTGACGCTCTTTATGACTCGATTCAGCGAGATTTTCGGGAGAAAAAACAGGCTGCTTATGACAATATGGTAAGCCTTAGAGCGGCTATGAATTCGGCAAAATTCGATGCAGAAAACTATAGGTCATACTACAAAAGATATGCGCAGGAATACAATGATGACCTTAAAACACTCGGCGATTTGAAGGTCGAGTATGACGAGATTCAGCTTCGGCAGTTTAACACTTCTGCCGAAATTTGCCCGACTTGCGGACAGAGATTTCCGCAGGAAAGAGTGGATGTATTCCATAAGAATTTCGAAGAGAAGAAGGGCAATGACGCTCTTGCGGTAAAGGAAAAGGCACGTAAGGTCAAGGCTCATTGCGATGCGATGGCAGGTAAAGCAAGCGAACACAACACTCTCTTTCTCGATGCAATGGATAAATTCAGACAGGCAGAAGCAGACTTTAAAGATGCCGAAAAAGAATACAATTCCTTGCCGGAAAGAGCGGATATTTCGGACAATCAGACCATCAAAACCATGCAGGAGCATATGAATTATCTTCGCTCACAGCTTGAAAAAATGTCCGAGAAAACAGATGAGATTCGCAAGATGGAAATCGATTTAATCGAACTGAAATCGATGCTTTCGGATACGGAAAGAAGCATTACAGAAGCCAATGCAGTGATCGCTTCAAATAAGGCTATTGAGGAGCGAATCCAGTCCTTACAGAAGGAGCAGAGAGAACTCGGACAGCGTACTGCGGATGCCGAACACGTTGTTATTCTTTGTGAAGAATTCAGCCGGAAACAGTCTGAAATGCTTACACAGAAGATTAACAGTAACTTCGAACTGGCACGTTTCACGATGTTTGAAAAGCAGCTGAACGGTGGCATAAAAGAGACCTGCGAGATTATGTACAACGGAGTCAAGTATGACTCTCTGAACACAGGCCATCAGATTACGGTTGCTCTCGATATCATCAAGACCTTCCAGAAACTGTACGGCATACATGCTCCGATATGGATCGACAATGCAGAGTGCCTGTCATCCGATAATCAGCCGAACATGGATTGTCAGTTGATCCTGCTGAAAGTGACGGATGACGATACCTTGACTGTGAGGTGAAATGCTATGAAGAAGGATAACAGAAAGACTTTAAAAGAGTTTATCAATACTTTGGGAGACAAGAAAACCAGATTGTACATCGGAGAAGAGACTTCTTTCTATCTTGTTTGTTCAGCCGAACACCTTCTTGAAAATGAGCAGAAACTCATTAAGGAGATGAAAGAGATTGCCGAGAAATTATTCCGCAAAGATGAAGCGGTTCTGCTTACATATTATCATGGAATAGATGTTGGGACAGAAGATTTTTCTTACATCACAGAGGTACAGTCTCAGCTACAGATCCTGTGTTCGAATTATCGCAAGACAAACAATCTTTATACTGAATCCAAGAAGTGGAGAAACGATTTGTTTACCGGAAAAAAGGTGAAAGATCACAATGAAAGGATTGATAAAACGGGCATTAATGTAGTACTGGAAGGAAAAGGCAGAGGGCAGTACTGGGACGGTGAGGAATGGAACAGGAGTAATCCGGATATCGATCCCGAAAAGCTGATGAAAGAACTGGTCAGCGGAAACGTGAGGAATCGGAAATCCAATGATAAAAAGAAAGAGGTGGGAGAATAATGTCAAAAGGTAACGAATTTGTCTGTGATCAGACCGGGCCGTGTTTTGGCAGAAGCAACGGCAAGTGTGTCATCTTAACCGCAAGATCTAAAGACAAGGAAGGGAGGTGCAAATTTCAGAAGCCTGTCGGCAGAATAACCAACGGCGTTGAATATCCCGGAATGATTAAAGACGGGAAGAAAGGATAAATCATGAATGACGTAGCATTACAGAATCAGTTCAGCGTGTCGCTGAGAAACGATTTGGAATCCGTGAAGGACGCTCTGCCGGATGATTTCAATATTCCGAGATTTGTGCAGAACAGCCTTGCGCTTATCCAAGGAAATGAAACGCTCGATAAATTCGGCAGACAGTACGGTCCGGGGCAAATTAAGGCAGGACTTATCAGAGGTGCTTATCTCGGTCTCGATGCTCTCAATCAGGAAATGTATCTTGTGCCGTACAAGGATCAGCTTCAGTTTATGCCGTCCTACAAAGGTATGACAAAACTGGTGCGGAAATACAGCCCGAGACGGGTGAAAAGTATTTACGCCAAGCTTGTGAGAGACGGAGATGAGTTCGAAGAGATCATCGTACACGGAGAACCTTCAGTGAATTTCAATCCGATGCCATTCAATGACGCTCCTGTGATCGGAGCATTCGCTATCTGCCTGTTTGAAGACGGAGGTGCTGTGGTCGAGACAATGTCAAAGGCCGAAATCGAAACCTGTCACAAGCAGAGCAGAGCACAGAATTCTCCTGCATGGTCGAAGTTCTGGGGAGAGATGGCGAAAAAGACGGTTATCAGAAGACTGTGCAAATCCATCACTCTCGATATGGATGCCGAAACCAAAGCTGCTTTTGAAGCTGGAACCGAGATCGAGACCGATGCGAAAGAACTCGCTGCGAAGGATATTTCCGAGAATCAGAACTCTCAGAACTTCGTCATTGACGGAGAAATGACGGAGGTGGATACAGATGGGTTTGAGCAGTGATGAGCAGGAAGTGCATATCAGCTTCGGCAGAAACGATAAAGTCGCAAAGGTTTACACAAGCGATACCAGATACATCAACAAACTGGATAAGCTTGTCGAGAACAATCCCGACTTCTGGAAATGTACGAGAATCGAGATCGTAAAGGGTGAAGTCATCGGCAAGCTGTATGAGTGTCAGATCAGCCTGATTTCGTTCCGGTCGAAGAAGACGGTAAAAGTCCTCACAGAGGAGCAAAAAGAAGAATTGCGTCAGCGATTACATGGTTGACGTTCGTAGAATCGATTTTACGCTCTCATTTCCTTGACGCAATAAGCGTTTGAGAGCATAACTCCCTTCAGTCGAGGAAATTATAGGGTACCGATAGTTATCCCTCGATTTTACATACAGGAATCAGAAAAAAAGAGGTATTTCAAATGACTGTAAAAGTTCTTAACTCCGGAAGTAGCGGAAACGGATATGTGATTGAACAGAATGACGAGTATCTTCTCCTGGAATGCGGAGTCGATACGAAGGATTTTCTGAAAGCAATCAACTTCGAAACTTCAAAGGTAGCCGGCTGTTTGGTCTCTCATGTTCATAACGATCACTCAGCCTATGTGAAAAAGTATTCGAAGTACGGGTTTCCGATTTTTGCAAGCAGAGAGGTATCTGAAGATATCTCCGAAAAATCCGGTTTTAAAATTTTCGCGGTCAAAAGGAATACCTCTTTTTCTGTCGGCAATTTTAAGGCAGTGGCTTTCAGCGTCCCTCACAACGAGACCGAGTGTGACGGATTCCTGATCAGCCATCCCGATTTCGGGAAACTCCTGTTCATGACAGATTTGGAGTACTGCCCGTATAACTTTGCCGGTCAAAAAATCAATCATTTGATGATTGAGTGCAACTACGTAAAAGAGAACGTGGATGTGAATGCCGAGAATTATAACCATGTGTTCCTCGGACATATGGAAGTACAGACCTGCAAGCAATTTATTCGAAGCATTTTGCATCCCAGTCTCAGCACGGTGGGACTTATCCATCTCAGCAGAGACAACATCAATCCACATGCGGTCAAACTTGAGATGGAACAGGAATTTATCGAGCAGTCATTTTGGATTGCCGATAAAGGTACAGAAATCTATTTAGGAGGATAAGATATGGCAGATGTTAAAACAAGAGATTTGGCAAGAGAATTGGTTAAAGATGTTAAAGAAGCAGGCATGAAACCCGTGACCATAGAGGCAGCCGAAGCACTGCTGAAGGTCTTTCCGGTTACTATGGCGAGGATTCTCGAGAGCGGTAAGACCGTAGAGATCAATGACTTTGCCGAATTTGGTAGTAGCGTCAGAAATGCAACGACAGCGAGAAATCCGCAGACAGGCGAGTCAATCGATGTTCCTGCAAGACTGGCTCCTTACGCCAAATTCCGCAAGTTCATCAAAGAGATCCTCAAGGCTGTTGTTGCAGAAGAAGGAGAGTGATGACCTATCAATAAAGTGACCCTACTTGGGAGATTAACTCGAGACCCCGATGTCAGAAGAAACGGAGACAGTGTCATCGCAAGATACACCCTTGCCGTAGACAGACGTTTCAAGAGAGAGGGCGATCCGACAGCAGACTTCATCAACTGTGTTGTCTTCGGAAAAGGTGCAGAATTCGCTGAGAAGTATCTGCGAAAAGGCGTAAAGATCGCCGTGGTCGGCAGGATTCAGACAGGCAGCTATACAAATCAGCAAGGCGATAAGGTCTACACAACGGATGTAGTTGTCGAGGAGCAGGAATTCGCCGAAAGTAAAGCCGTATCTCAGAATAGTCAGCCTACGGCTCCACCGCAGAATGCTTATCAGGCACAGTCGGCTCCGGCTCCGAATTATCAGCAGGCTCCGCAACCGCAACAGCAGTATCAACAACAGGGATACGCTCCGCAACAGCAGAACTATCAGCAGATGCCGCCTCAACCGCAGTACGCACAGGCTCCTCAGCAGGTACAGCCTCAGCCTCAGCAACAGGCACAGCAGAATCAGGACTGGATGAATGTTCCTGATGAAGAATTGCCTTTTGTATGATGTGACGGAGTACCGATTATAACAGGTCGGTACTCCGATGAAAGAAGGAAGGTGATGTTGACGTTAACGATTATTGAGGATGTTAACAATAAGCCCAGCAAACATGAACTGAAACACCGCTGTTGGGAGCAGAACGGAATACAAGTGATCAGGCAGAGGCTTCCTGTCGGTGATTACGTGCTGATGAACGACAAGATAGCCGATGTGTTCTCCCGGAAAGAAAAACGAGGGATACCTGTCAAGATGATGGATCTGCAAGGCACATATGACATTGCCATTGATTCCAAGAATTCCATCCTGGAACTGGCACAGGATATCTGCGGTAAACAGCATGACAGGTTCCGTGATGAATGTATCCTTGCTCAAAACAATGGAGTGAAACTTATCATTCTGGTGGAGAACGAGGACGGGATAACAGACCTTCGGGATTTGCATGAATGGGTCAATCCGAGATTGTTTATCCGGAAGTACGGTAGGCAGGTGTATCCGAGAGCCACCAGAGGTGTTCAGTTAATGAAGAGCTGCATGACGATGGAGAAGAAGTACGCTCCGCTGAAATTCGTTTTCTGCCATCCGCAGAATGCAGGTCCGGCGATTGTGCATTATTTGTCGGGAGGTGGTGGTGGATGAGCAGAAACATAAAGAGAGTGGTAAGCACATCATTCTGGGAAGACTCAAAGGTGATGACACTATTCACTCCGGAAGATAAGTACTTCATGCTCTACCTTTTAACGAACCCTCATACCACTCAACTCGGGATTTATCAATTGGTTCCGAAGGTAGCTGCTTTTGAGATGGGGTATAGCGTAGAGGCCGTCAATTCACTGATCGACAGGTTTGAAACCAAGTACGATGTAATCAGATACAATCCGCAGACAATGGAAGTGGCAGTAAAAAACTACTTAAAACATTCCATCCTTAAAGGCGGTAAACCTGTATTGGATTTACTGATTACAGAAGAGAGACAAGTAAAGGATAAGTCATTATTAAATTACATATATGACAGTATATCTAAAGATGATTCTTTAAATATAACTGTTAAGGAGTATATAGAACATATTAATACTCTAAATACTGCAAATAATAACATTAATAATAATGATAATGACAATGAACGAATCGTGCCACGAATCGTGGACGAATCGTCAAAGTACAAGAAAACTAATGGTTTTAAGCCTCCAATGTTACAAGATGTTACTAACTACTGCGTGTTAAATAAGTTAACATATGTTAACCCGGAAGCCTTTATTGACTTCTATGAAAGTAAGAATTGGATGGTTGGCAAGAACAAGATGTCCAACTGGAAGAGTGCTTTATCCGGATGGAACCGTAGGGCGAAGGAAAGAGGAGAAAAGGAATTCCATATTGTTCCGGAAACTCCACAGCACGATGACAGACCGGAAAGATGGAAGACTTGTCCGGACAGCCTGTGGCAGAAACTGAAACCTTACGCACATGATGACGGATCGTTTGACTGGCCGGATTTCGATACATCCGTACTTGCGCCGGAAGACAGGGAGTGGATGAGAAGGAATGACATGTGAATCATTATGAGTTTAAAGAACGGGACGCTTTCGAACTGGCACGAAGTCTCGGGATCAGAACAAAAACTGTCGGAGACGAAATTCAGTATGAAGTATGCCCGTACTGTAAAGGCGGTTCCGGAAGTGACGGAAAGAAAGACAAGTATACATTCGCCATAAACCGGCTGAACGGAGCATTCAATTGTAAGAGAGGCAAGTGTGGCGTAACCGGAAACATGCTGACAATCAGCAGAGATTTCGACTTTAGATTGACGGATGACTTCTCAAATTATTACCGGAAACGTCCGACCTACAGGAGACTTAAACAGCCGGAAAAGAAAATAGTTCCGCAGCCACCTGCCATAGAGTTTCTGTCGAAACGAGGAATCGGTTCCGAGACGGCAGAGAAGTATCAAGTGACGGTTCGAAAAGATGATGAATCCGTACTTGTGTTTCCGATCATCGATGAATCCGGAAGGATGGTCAGTATCAAATACCGGAACATGAAATTCACGCCGGACAAAAAGAACGGAATTAAAGAATGGTTCGAAAAAGGATGCGTCCCTTATCTCTACGGAATACAAGCCTGGAACGGAGAATATGACCGCATGGTTTTGTATGAAGGACAGCTTGATGCACTTTCCGGATATGAATCCGGCGTAGAAAACAGCTTCAGCGTTCCGGGCGGTGCGAAGGGTTTTACATGGTGGCCTCCGAGTTATGAGTTCGTCAGCAAATTTGATGAGATTGTTATTTTCGGAGATTTCGAACGAGGACATATCACGCTTCTCGATGAGATGAAGCAAAGGTACGGCGGCACGATAAGACATGTACGGCATGAAGACTACAAGGATTGCAAAGATGCAAACGAGATTCTTCAGAAGTACGGAAAAGAGCAGGTAAAGAAGTGCGTAGACAATGCAATAATCCTTCCGATTGCCGATGTAATCGAACTTGCGGATGTGCCTGATGTGGATGTTTCCAAATTGGAAAAACTGCCTACGGGAATCAGCCAGGTGGACAGATTGCTTTACGGTGGATTGCCGTTCGGTGGAGTACATTTGATTGCCGGAAAGCCTGGCAGTGGAAAATCGACATTCTCAAGCCAGATCCTCGTCATGGCAATAAGCAAGGGATATAAGTGCTTCGCTTATTCCGGAGAATTGCCGAACTATCTGTTTAAGGCTTGGTTGAATTATCAAGTCGCAGGTGGAAACCATGTTTTTCAAACCGGGGACGGAATACACGAAAACGTAGGATATGCGATATCACAGGCGAACAGAAACGTCATATCGGAATGGTACAGAGGTAAGGCATTTATCTATGACAACGGTTCAATAGACAGTAACGAGCATATCGGTCTTCTTGAAGCCGTGGAAAAAGCCGTACAAAGATACGGATGTAGAGTAATCCTTATCGACAATTTGATGACGGCTTTGGACATGGAAACCGTAGCCGGAGACGATAAATACGAAAAGCAGAGCAGATTCGTAAAGAAGCTGACGAGACTGGCTCTCCGATACAATGTCTTGGTTCTGCTTGTGGCTCATAAGCGGAAGAACAACTTCACTACGGATGCCAATGACGAAATATCAGGCAGCGGAGATATCGCAAATCTCGGAATGATTACTTTAGCTTACGACAGGAACGACAAAGAAGGAGAACCGCCGAGAATTATCCGAGTGGCAAAGAACAGGCTTTTCGGAAGAATTAACCTGGACGGTTACAAAGTAGATTTCGATGAGAGATCCAAGAGAATCTTCGGAGAAGGAGACGATCAGGATATCGAGTACGGATGCTTCAGTGATTCTCCGGAAGAATTTGTTCCTGTAGAGGATGATGATGTGGTCTTCAACTAGGAGGTGAGAAAAACGGCTGCAATATCAGATGCCAACTACGAAATCGAATCAGATTTTATGCGGAAATATTGGAGTCTGCGAAAAAGGATAGCGACTCCGGAAGACAGGCAAGAATACTGGGAAGATGTAAAAAAGAGTTTAGAAGCGTTATCCGAAGAAGAAAAATTCCGAGGAAATAGCTATATTGAGAAAATTCTCCTCACTTGCCTCAACGATATTGAAGAACATTCTCCGATACATTCACGGGTCCGGAAAGAAGGAAGTGCATCATTGGCACTCTTCAATTACTTTCGTAAGAAACGAAACCTTCCTCCGGTGGAGGTGAAGACATGAACAGGGCAGAGCGAAGAAGACAGCAGAAACTGATGGCAAAAGGCGAAGCAGCGTTTACTTCATCACAGAGAATCATTCCAAAAACGATAGTCACGAATGACGGTACAAGATATAACAGTTTGGAAAAATGGCTCCGTGATATGGAAGAAGAACAAGCTGTCAAAGCCTGTGAAAAGGCATCACAAATCGCTTCGGAACTACTGTACGAAACAGAAATTTTTATGTCCGTCCGAAACATCCTCACAATGCTTGTGGCGATGGACAAGACGGTAGGTAACTTAAAGACCGTACAGAAATCCTACCAGAAGATAATCGACAGGTTCAACGAAGCTACGGAATACATCGACAAGGTAGGTGTAAGAGGGTGCTATGAAGAATTTCACCGGAAATACGGACTTGAGATGGAATTTGACGAAGTGGATCTGGACTGGGTGGATGATGACGGGAAAGAGGTTTATGAGAGATTCAAGTTGAGGATTGGGACAGGAAAGGAGGGGAAATAATTAATGTCAGCAAGCGATGGTCGTTTTGAAAAAGGTCATGGTTTGATAGACATTACCGGGCAGCGCTTCGGCAGATTAACTGCTATAGAATGCATTGGTAGTAACGGGAGAAGTTCCGCAAGATGGATATTCAAGTGCGATTGTGGAAATACAACAATTACTGAGTCTACTTCCGTGAGAAGAGGTGTAACAAAATCCTGCGGATGTCTTAACCAAGAACTTAGGAAAAGCAGAGCAAAGCATGGCATGATCGGAACCGCTCCGTACAACGCATGGATTCATATGAGACAGCGCTGTAACAATCCGAGATGCAAAGAATATCGGAACTACGGAGAAAGGGGTATTTCGATTTGCCCAGAATGGGATACATTCGAAGAGTTCTGGGAATGGTCAAAAGCAAACGGATATAAACCCGGTCTCACAATCGACAGGATCGATAACAACGGAAACTATGAGCCGTCAAATTGTAGATGGGCCACTATGGAAGTGCAGGAAAACAATAAAAGAAATAATCATTATGTTTTCTTTAACGGAGAAAAGATGACTATTAGCCAATGTGCTAGAAGAGCCAATGTTAGCAGGAATTCACTGGACTGGAGACTGACGAAAGGGATGAGCGCTGACGAGGCCGTAACAGACATTTACAGCAAGAGGTGATGGAAGAATGCGGTATATTTTGCGAATTGGCGTTAAGGAAGTGGAACATGGCAACAAGAACCCTTAAAGACCTGCAAATGCTTCAAGCGCTTCCTTTGTCCGTAAAGGTCGGAAAAACAAAACAGCGGATAAAGGAATGGGTTGATGAGTACGGAGAAGACGGAGTTTACGTCTCGTTTTCCGGAGGAAAAGATTCGACAGTATTGCTTGATATCGTCAGAAGTATGTATCCGAACATTCCTGCGGTTTTTGTGGACACAGGATTGGAGTACCCAGAAATAAGGAAATTCGTTCAGACTTTCGATAATGTCACAGTATTGAAGCCAAAGATGAATTTCATGCAGGTCATTAAAAAGCACGGCTATCCAATGATCGGAAAAGAGATAGCAGAATGTGCGGAAGGTGCGAGAAAGTACTTGACAAGTATGGAAGAGAGTGGAATGCTTGACCGACCGACCGACCGACCGACCGACCGAGGGCGAATATGCTTATCTGCTGAACCGGAAGATGTTGTATCAACGCAAAATCAGAAAGATGACAGGCACAGACAAGTGGAGCAAACCCTACGCAACATCGATGGAATTAAAACAAAAGATGACGAAGGCTGTAGAAGATTTGCTCGTATCACGGGAACTCTTACGAAAGACAACCGAATTAAAGCAGATTTATTCGCAAAAATCGATTTCGGCAGCAGCAAAAAGCATTCACGTTCAAAGAGTTGTGGGGATTGTTCGGAGAGAGAAAAATCCAGTAATTCTGGAGAATATCCCTAGCGGAAATGAAAGGTCTTTGTTTTCAAGAGAGCGTTATATGTTTTTACTTATAGCACCATTTGAAGTTAGCGGATACTGTTGCAACATAATGAAAAAGAATCCTGCGCATACTTATCAAAGGCAGACAGGCAGGAACGGAATGACTGCACAAATAGCAACAGAGAGCGCATTAAGAACATCGCAATGGCTTAAAAACGGTTGTAACGGCTTCAACATGAAAAGACCTGTCAGTAATCCGATGGCATTTTGGACAGAACAAGATGTATTACTTTACATCTACGACAGGAAACTGCCGATAGCATCAGTTTACGGAGAAGTCATCAAAGAGAACGAATATGATGGTCAGATGGATTTTGAAGATCTCGGAATATTCGACTTGGGATTACCGACATTTAAAACGACAGGATGTGACAGAACTGGTTGCTTCGCTTGCGGATTTGGGATGCATCATGAGAATTGTCCGGAGAAGAGCAGACTTCAGAAGACTATAGAACTCAGCAATCCGAATTTTACGGACTGGGAACTCAGAGGCGGTCATTTCAACGAGAAAGGCTTATGGGAACCGTACCAAGGATTGGGATACTGGTTTCTGATCGAATGGATAAACAAATACGGAAATTTCAAAATGTGGTATCCAAATCGGGAATATTATCTCGATAAATACAGTACTCCGGAGACGGATGCATGGCTGAAGAGCGATATCACATAAACTACCAAAATTTGCAGGAGGTGATGATTTTCTGAATCATGAAAGTATATGTTGTTGAACAAGGCATATATTCCGGTAAGCATATAGTAGGAATTGCCGAATCTTTGGAAGAAGCTAAGATGATAAGTGATGCGGTTAACGATTCGAGATATCCGAGTTATGCCTCAGACGAAATAAGCATAACAGAATACGATACAAAAGCTTTCAGAGACTGCCGTTTGAAGTTTCTTGTAAGCATTTACGATGACGATGTGAACGTTGAAATAGTAGATTTCAGCTGGGATTTGTACAAAGAATTCACAGAGACCTGCTATACAGGGTACGGCGATTATATTATATATGCCAAAAACGTAGAACAGGCCGTAAAGATTGCAAGAGACATGGAGGCTCAAAGAAAAGCCAAAGAGGTAGGTGTGGCACTGTGAGCAACAATATCGCGGCTAATTTGTCCATACTTTCCAACGGTACAGAGGATGAGAGGAACATGATCACAAAAGAAACCCAAATCGAATTATCTCGCAGAGTAGGTCAGTATATCTCTGAGCATCCCGAGAAATTCAGATTCATCGAATTTCCTGATTTAATTTCAACTCATCAAAATGAATTTGATGTTGTTGTCAATCGAAGTGATTTTGATGTTGTTATCAAAAAGAGGGGAGAAACCAAGTAGTTCGTTGCAACATATATTTTTTACCTACACAGTTCAATATCTCAAACAAACGAAAGGAGGTATGTTCAAAAATGGCAACAAAAGTTTTTATTTCCCAGCCGATGAGAGGGAAGACCGATCAGGAAATTATCGGTGAGAGAGAACATGCTAAAGACTTTTTGAATGGATTGTTGAAAGAACCTATTGAGTTTATCGACAGCAATTTCAACACTTACATCCAGTTAAAAACCGACAAGTCAGAACGTACAAACGCCATGCTTCTTGCAAAGGCATTGGTGGCGATGGCGTGTGCAGATGTCGTATTTTTCTGCCGAGGATGGAGAGAAACGAGAGGATGTCTGATCGAACACGAAGTAGCCAGAAGGTACGGGATGACGATTATTGAGGAGTAAGGATGCTGCTTGGTAATGATTTGAAAGAAGAGACGATTGGCAAAAACAAGACGGACAGACTGTATGAGCGGTTTATGGCTTCGGAGGATTTAAGAAATAAAATCAGAGAGGAGTCAAAAAACTGTATGTCCGTAAGGATAAGGTTCTCACTCAAAAAAGATGAAACAGGAAGGATGACAGAAAAAGCTTAATGAAAGTACTGATAGCTTGTGAGGAGTCGCAGACAGTATGTAAGGCATTCCGCGAAAGAGGCCACGAAGCCTACTCCTGTGACATTCAAAAATGTACGGGGGGGTTCCGAAATGGCACATTTTAATGGATGCTAGGGCGGTGCTTAACGGTGGTGTAATGAGATTACAGACAGGCGAAAAGATACAGATAGACAGATGGGACTTAATCATTGCTCATCCGCCTTGCACGTATCTCAGCAATGTTGCCACAAGGCAGCACAGCGTAAGAATGACTCCTCTGAATTGGATTAACGCACGGACACTGAACAGGATCGAGGGCATGAGATTTTTTATGGATTGCGTCAATGCCGATTGCGACAGAATAGCAATCGAAAATCCGGTGGGAGTTATGAATACTTGTTACAGAAAACCCGATCAATGTATAGATCCATATATGTTTAGTAACGGTCCGGAAGACAAGAATGATTTCGTGACAAAGAAAACGTGTTTTTGGTTAAAAGGATTGCCGCCGCTTATCCCGACCTACCGAGGAGATAAGCCGAATAATCGCGAACTGTACGGCGTTCTTCCGTCAGGAAAAGTCAGAGTCTGGGAAGATACATATACAAGAGACGGTGGCGTAAGAAGCAAGACATTCAAAGGAATAGCAAAAGCAATGGCAGAACAATGGGGGTGAATTTAAATAAAAATACTTGTAGCGTGTGAAGAATCGCAAAGAGTATGCGAAGCTTTTCGGAAGAGAGGACACGAAGCGTATAGCTGCGACATCTTGGATCCGTCAGGCGGTCATCCCGAATGGCATATTAAAGGCGATTGTCTTCCGCTGTTGAACGGTCATTGTGAATTCATAACGATGACAGGACATAAGGTGCGAATTGATTCGAAATGGGATCTGATTATCGCACATCCGCCTTGCACATATTTGACCGTAACCGGTAACAGTTGGTTCAACATCGAAAAGTACGGAGAAAAAGCAAGGCAAAGATACAAAGACAGATATAAGGCAATTGTGTTCTTCATGCATTTCATCCTAGCTGATTGTGACAGGATCGCTGTGGAAAATCCTGTTGGTATCATGAATACCGCATATAGGAAACCAGACTGCGTTATACATCCGTACTACTTCGGAGATGATGCAAAGAAGAAAACTTGCCTTTGGCTTAAAGGGCTTGAACCATTAAAACCAACAAATGTTATTGAGCCAACAACTGTTATTACAGGGAACAGCACTGATTCGCCTTGGCATGCTTACAGTTGGGGTCTTCCGCCTGATGAGCGATCAAAAGAAAGAAGTAAGACGTTTCCAGGGATTGCAGAAGCTATGGCTGATCAGTGGGGAAAGGAAGGTGACATTCGTGAATACATCTAAAGTCGATGTAAAAGTAGGAGACAAATTCGTAATCGAAGTCGGAGAAATCATTCTCGATAAGGACGGCAAACTGCTTTACAAAATCAAAGGATTCAATACTCTGGTTTTCGATGATGTCGGGATCAGCAGACTGATGAAAAAGTCGAATTTGACCGGGCCAGAGGCTATTCGCAAAGCATGGGAGAATGGCTACGATGCCGGCAGACTGAACATGCTTGACTGTGTCGATGAAGCCTTTGATGAACTTAGAAGAATGAGGTGACAGCGATTGACAGAAAAAGGTTACGGCATTATCGAGATACCAGTACCGCTCAGTACCTTGAACAAGACCGGAAGAGTAATGCTGTCTGCGAAACAGGAGAACGGTATACATGTCTGCAAGATTTACTACACCGATAACTGGAACAGCGGCGGAAAAACCGGCACCTGGATTCGGTTCACCAAAAAGACAGATACTTACAGACGGCAGATGTTCTTCTGCAACAGATGCGGTTACAAAAACAGGAATCAGACAAGGTTTTGTCCAGGATGCGGAAAACCTATGGAAAAGAGGTTCGATAAAGATGGCGATAAAGGATGAATTCATCACACTGGAGTACAAAGATGACAGAAGTCCGGCGATACTCAGGAAAAACAAGATCAAAGGTATCGAGTCGATTGACGGCAAGTCTTCGAAGATTACCTACGGAGATCGTGAAGTTGAGGTTATCGGAAAGGCTTCGAAGATTCGGGCAATGGTTTACGGATAAATAAATGCCCGGTGCCGGATATCGGTTAAATGGTCTTGCGAAGGTAACAGCCGGGTTTTGAAAGGAGAACGAATGGCGTTGTTTTCATACATATTGATCGTGCTGTTTTTAAACGTACTCAGTTTCTTCATGACAGCAGGAATCGTTAAGCTGCTTTCGTGGTCATTCAGCTTTGCGTTTTCATGGAAATTGTCAGTGGGCATATGGGTGGTTCTGTGGATTCTCGGAACGATATTTAAGAAACGATAAAGCGCAACAAAAGGAGAAAAA